AGGGTTACAGTCCAGAGAAAACTTATACCTTCAATGGTGATGATGAGTATATGGAACAATATCGCAATCAGAAGTTTGTTATCATTGACGACGCTTTTAAAGCAGATGATTCTGCATTAAGACGCAATGAAGCTGCTGCTGTTATAGGTATGGTTAACACTGCTCCTATGTCATGTACTATGGCTTTTGAGAGCAAGGGAACTGTTTTTTTTGATTCAGAATATATTATGTGTTCCACTAACATTGCCAATGAAGGGTACAAAAATTGTACATTTCCAATTGGACTTACAGATCCTAAAGCTTTTGTTCGCAGATGCCATGTTATTATTCATAGAGTAGCAACACTAAAACAAAAAGTACACGAAGCACTTTTTCGCATAGATAAATGTTTATTTTATCCTGAATTCGAAGGCAAAAGTTATCCTCTCAAAAAGATAATTCTTATTTTAATCGAATGCAGGAAAAAGCAAAAAACAGATTCAAAAGAATACGTGTATACTGATGATATGCTTTTTGATATATTTGACGGTTTAGAGATTGATTCCAATCATCCTAACTATCAAAAAAACTTAAGAGACATGTTTCAAACTGAAAGTGATCCCGTTGTTCCTCATCAAGATTCTAGATACACCACTGGTAATGCTCCAATGGCTCCAGAAGCTTTTTTTACAAAATTTTCAACAGAAGTTTTAGTAGAAATATTTGAAGAGTATCACATGTTGTATCTTTCTATCATTTTCTTTTCTTTAATCTTTTTTGCTGTTTCAGTAAGATTCATCTTTCAATTTGCAAGTAAAAAAGAAGAACCTTATGAAGTTGATTCTTTCCAGAATAAATTTCAAAAAGGTAGATGGAAAAAGAAGCCAAACGCACAACCTAGACACGTTAGACTTAAGAGAATGAAGACCCAATCAAACACTACTACTCATGATTTAGAAGTCATAAAACCTGCTTTTGGCACTAACAATGCTATAGAAAGTATTAGAAACACTATTTCCAAATGTATCGTTTATTTGAATTTGAATTGTGAGAAATATGGTGAAAATTGTATTGGAATGCATTTGAAGGATAACTGTTTTGTTACTGTAGCTCACTTTGTAGATGGTTATGTAGATGAAGAAGACGCAATATTAACAATAACATGGTCAACCGGAACATGGGAGAATAAGTTCACCATGTGTGATGTTGAACAATTCGGAAATCAAGATATGTGTATCATAAGAATTCCAAACAAGGGAGATCGCCCACCAGAAGCATTTAAACATATTGCAGATGGTGATATGAACATTGAACCTGGAACGGCTTTAAAACTTGTTTCTTTAAATGAAAGCGGGTATCCTCATATCAAAAATATTAGCAAATTAAATGATGCAGTACCATTTTGTTATCAACATGAAGATTTGATTTTCACAGTTTCTAATCCATTCTGTTATACAGTTGCTACTAAGAAAGGCGATTCTGGATCCTTAATAATTTACGAAGGTCCTCAAGGTAAACCTGTTATAGTAGCCATGCATACAGGTTCTAGATCTTTTGGAGTTGGAATACCTCTTTGTAAAGCTTATTTCACAGATAATTTAACAGAGATGTTTTCAGTAGAGTCAAGTGCACGTGTGCATAGTACCGTTTCTGCTAAAGAAGCTTATATGCGTCCTATGAACACTAAATTTCACCAAAGTCCTATTTTCTTATGGAGAAATCATTTACTGTACATCCCAACCAATCTCAAAACGTTTGAACGAGATGGACAGAAAATTGATCCTTTTGCTATTGCAACTTCACACTGCATGACAGAACCTGTTGAATATGTAGAACCAGATGAAGAATTCACTCCTTACTTTTTGGAATTATACAATTTTCAAAAATGTGCATTAGTTGATTTGGATGAAGCAGTTCAAGGCAATCCTAACAAAAACATGAAAGGTATTTGTACTGGAACTTCTCCAGGGTACCCTTTTATATTGGAAAGTAAAAAGGGAAAAAGTGAACAAATTTGTTTAATAAACGGTGTTCCTACTTTGATGCCTGAGTTTCGTGAGTTTCTTCATTTACAAATTGAAAAATTAGAAAAAGGTGAACAAATTTCGGTTATTTATATGGATATTCTTAAGGATGAAACACGAGAGATTGAAAAAGTTCATACTGGTAATACTCGCTTATTTACAGCAGGACCTGTTCATCTTCTAGTTTTAATGAGAGTGTATTTTGGAGATTTTGTTGCACATATACAAAATAATGCAACCACTCATCCTATAAACATTGGTCTCAACGCTCACAGTCCAGAATGGACACAATTATATCATCGCTTGTATAAGGATCCCGAAAATTCTTCCGTTTTATCGGGTGATTACAAGAAATTTGATAGAAGAATACCTATGCAAATAGGAATTGAGTTCACTGATTGTGTTAACCAAGTATATAATGATGGACCTATAAATGCAAGAATTAGACATTTACTAATGGAACATGTTTATCATTCTTTTCATATTAGGGGCACTGAAATTTTCGAAGTGTGGAATGGTAATACATCTGGCAACTTTTTAACAGGAATATACAATTCTTGGGCTAACATGAGATTTCTTTTTACAATCATGAGAAAAGATTTATTTTTACGAATTGATCAATTTGATATGGCTGTTTATGGAGATGATAATATTGTAACTATAGATAAACCTAACATTAAGTGTAGTACTATAGCACCTTTTGTTAAAACTAGATTTGGAATGGATTATACCCACTTTTCAAAAAAAGACAGTGATGTCACTGACACATTAGACACTATAAGATATTTAGGTAGAAAATTCATAAGAAATGCTTCTTTTATGCAAGCTCCATTGGAACTGGAAACTATCGTTGAATCAACTTATTGGATTCA